TCAATACCTATGCGCTCTAGGTGGATACCTTTGGTTGCTACAGTAGACAGAGGGAGGGCCACCTGAGTGTTCTCCTCCGTGTGATCCAAAGCATACAAAGTGTCTGCAGATAGACCATCCCCAGAGGAGGCTAAGGATGCCATAATGGGGTGCCTAGAGAAGCTGTTAGCTTGACCGTGGTAGGTTCCACCTGTGGTAGCATAGGTCAGAGTTGAGGCTGCGTAAGTGGCTACATCGTTGAGGTTAGCGGTAGTAGCTGAGATGACATTAGGTAAGTCCAAGAAAGACCAACTGTCATGGCGATAAGAATAGACAGCTGCTCGGTTACATGCTGTCCCACCTGTGAACTCAGCCATGTCATCAGCTGACTTGTAGCAGAAGTATATCTCCTCGGTTACATCGTTGTGGTAGGTAAAACATGAGGACTGTGTGTTCGTGTCGATACCGTTGAAGATGTAGTTCCTCACACGCCCATCACATATGGACTGACGGGAGACAGCATCAGTTGCGTAGATGTCATCCCTGTCAAAGACGTAGTGGCGACCCTCGACCTCCACTATGCAGTTCTGATTGATCACTCCAGCGTCATCAAAGAGCTTGCGGAAGTTCATTATGAAGGTCCCACCAACAAACTCCATGAGCCAGACCTGATCACTGCTGTAGATAATGAAGTTGGAACCTAGAGTTGCACCATCGATAATGGCTGTATTCATCTGGACAATGTCGTTAAACCCAGCCGACTTGGTGGTGTCTGTAGCATCCCAACTGCTAGGAGCTTGGTTAGCTAAAGCAATATCAGAGAAGCGTACACGGGTCGGAAACGTAGAGGCACCCTCAGTTATGTCTAGAGCTACTAAGAAGTCCTTGTAGCTGCGAAGGGATGCAGCCTTGTAGCCACTGGGCCACCCTGTGAGGGTACTGAAAGTAGATGCTGAGGGAAGCCTAAAGATGGGAGCTTGGTCGCCCCTGTTGACATAGGCCACATTGGACAGAGTGGTGCCAGTGTAGGCCTGAGTAGTACTTGAGGTTGACCCTGTGTGGACCTGAGTGAAGGATCCACCTGACGCATACTCGTAGAGGCTGAAGTTACTAGTGCCAACTAGGATGCTGTCGTAACTTGTGTTACTGAAGAGGCCAAAGACAAAGGTAGGGTTGCTAAAGGAGGGACTTGCAGCTGTTCTGAAGATGGGGGACCTCTTGATATTGGTTCCATCAAAAGACACATTCTTGGCTCTAGTAAAGAAGTTGAAGGGAAGATTAAAGGGGTCCACGTCAGTAACTACCCCTGCAGCACCTAGCTGGCGTATGGGGACTACTGATGATGACATACTGATGATCCCCTTATGCTGTCTTCATGATGTAAGCTAGGGAATAGTACGGGGGTCTATTCTCGTGAGCCGTGCCGCTACCTGTGGAGGCGTTGGTTGTTGCGACTGTGACACCTGTGCTTGCACTCTGAGTTGTCAGGGTGGTAGGATCCGAGTCTCGACCTGATGCTCCAGCACCAGAGGAACCAGTTACACCAGCATAATCGTGAGTGTGCTCTGGGTCCGTGACTACTGAGGTGGCTACGTGGGTGTGCGATGGCATCTCTGCCACAGACAGGGTGACTGTAGCAGCACCACCTGTTGCACCTACACTGTAGGTAGACCCAGCGCCCACAACGAACCTATCGCGTAAGTCTGGGGTACTGTTGGTCCCATCACAGATAACCCAGCCAGTGGGGATAGCACCCACGGCTCCAGACCACAGGAGGATGGCCCCAGCTGGTACACTGGAGATACCGTTGATCTGGCCTTGGAGGTCACTAGTGGCATTAGATAAGCTCTGGATATCACTGGCAGTGACACCAGCTGCAGCAGCACCAGTCATAAGGTTAAGGTCAGCCTGAGTACTGGTGACAGCCCCTGTCAGACTGGGGAAGGTACTCTTGACTGTACTCTTGATCAGACGAAGGTGGTCATCAGCTTGGGCTAGACCATCAGTCGATGCAGGGTTAGCTGCGTTCAGACTGTTGATGTAACTTCCAGATTCTAAGGCCATGACAGGGGGATCCTTTGGTGGGGGTACTAGGGGAGAGACCTAGGTGGGTCTTTTGTTATTGTTGTGGGGGCTTTAGGTGTGCTTCAAGAGGCCTAACAACAACAACAACAGCTGGGCTTTAACGGTCTTTTGAAATCTATTGATTGATTGGAGGTACGGGGGGTCAGATCTGAGGGCATGGGACCCTAACTGACGCCATTGATTAGACATTGATTAGCTTAGATCATTGATATCATTGGATAATAAAGGGCAACGGATAGTGTATCCGATGACCAATGTGATGACTGAGGTATAAGACATTAGACATTTATGAATATTATCTGGAGAAGGTCATTATCGTTAAAGCACGGATTGGGACCTGAGGTTAGACCAAGGTTAGACTGATGTCAGACCAAGGTTAGACTGAGGTTAGACCAAGGTTAGACCAAGGTTAGACCAAGGTTAGACCAAGGTTAGACTGATGTCAGACTGAGGTCATGCATCTTGCTATTACTACTAATACTACTGCTTCTCATTACTGAGGTCAGACTGAGGTACATCAGTTTTCTTCTTCTTTATGGCGACTGGGACAACAAAGTCATCTTCTATGGTCCACTTCCAGTCCACTCCAGCTTGTCCTAAGCCCTTCATTAGTTGACCATAGATGTCTGGGTTCATCATGTTACCTTTGTCCTTGACTGAAGTTGCTGAGGTTAGACTTATATAGGTACATCACAGGTCACCATTGTCCTATGTATCAGTAGTATGGGCTGGGAGGGACCTCTGTACTACTGATACTTAGGTTCGGTGACCTGTGATGTTAGTAGACTGAATGGTACTGGGAGTTGTACCGCCAGTTGTACTCAAGGATGTCACACACAGGAACTTCCTTCGTATGGTGGTCCCTAATTCAGACAGCTGTAAACTAAGGATAACTAAAGTACTGGTTAGTACACGCACTAATGTAGTCAACGGACAAACAAGGAGCTTGTCAGTTGATCATGAGTGTGACTAGAGTGAGTCGATAGGTGTTGTAAGAGGTATCTATTGTACTGGGAGACAGGCAGCTGACCATCCACATACTGATTGGTCACCCCTGTCTTCCAGCTTCTTCACTTAACGATATTTAACGATTGGGGAACAGGCGTCTGGCTTCAGTACTGTAGTCATCCCACACTTGTTCGGTGACATTAGTAGCAGCTAGATGTCGATGGCTTTTGGTACACTTGGTTACTGTGATCCAATGGGCTTCACTGCACTCTTTGATCATAGTGTCCAAGGCATTTCTACTGCATCCAAGTAGGTCAAGCGTTGTCTTAACTGTTACAGTAGTATTCTGTTTTAGAGCGCGAACAGTCACCATCAGGAATGCTCGTCTTGCTCTGGTGGATCTCATGTAGGCAATTATCTGAGCCTGTTGTGATCCTAATTCTACATTTGGGGTGATAGACTGTGTATTCCAAAGTATTTCAAAGTTCAGTAGTTTTTCTGAGTAATCTGCATTTGACAAAGAACATTTAGGGCAGTCAGCTAGATATGGAGGTGCAGTCTGCTGTATCTTTCTACGTTTTACACTGTACCAACGCGCTGGGTTTTCACTTTGGTAATTCATCATTGTTTGTGTCATATCTATCTCCCGTCTTTAGTATTGATGAAACATAAAACTGGCACAAGCCAGCCTCTTGTTCAACAAATGTTATAGGCAACGGATAATAAAACACTGCCAATTAACTTGGTTTACGTGACGTCAACTTCTGCTCCAAGTCGTAGATCCTTAGAGCTAGTGACCTCAGTTCTGAGCTCATGCCCTTGGGGATATGACCAGAGAACAGAGGTTTCTGACCCTTAGCTTCAGATGACATATGTGGGATCAGAGCGAACGTCTGCCCATACTGAGGGTGATCAATGAGTTCAAACGTAAGGTGAGCCACTGGGAACAACTCACGCTTAAACGTCTTAGGGTCAGGGTGTCGGCGCTTGGCCTTCAACGAATGACTACTCACAGGTCTTCTGCCCTGTGTCAGGATCATAGTAACAAGCTGTCCCTTCTTCTAACAACTGTGGATCCTCAGATACTACGTCCTCACTAGCTGCAGCATTAAGTATTCCATACCGTTTACCTGATGCACGGAAGGTAGTGCAGCCACTAGCCCTACCATCGTATGCGTCCATGTAGACCTTTTTAAAGTCTTCCCAGCTGACGTAGTGTCCTACGTTACAAGTCTTGCTACACGCACTGTCTACATACTTGGATGCAGCATTCAGTACTTTGACGTGATCAAATGGTGATAGGTCATCAGCCTTCTCACCCTCAACACCCCACTCACGGAAAGCATAATCCTCGACACGCTCAACACGGGGTCCATCGAAGGTCTGGATCGTGCGGTCATAGTAGTAGCTGAACACTGGTTCAATCCCTGAGCTTACGTTGTCAGCTGACAGACTGATCGTCCCAGTAGGGGCCACAGACAACAGGTGTGAGTTGCGGATCCCATGGTCTTTAATGTCATCACGGATATCATCGGGCAGTGTCTTACAGAACTCTGAGTGAAGCATCAATGTATCAAAGGCTGGGAAGGGTCCCTTCTCTTTAGACAACTCAATAGACGCTCGGTAGCACCCGTCACGGATGATCTCCATGATGTGTTCAAAGGCATGCATAAATGAATCTGATCCATACTTGTGACCGATACCTTCCAGTGCATTGGCCACACCAGTTACTCCTAGGCCCATACGTCTCTTGTCCTTGGCTTCAAACTCTTGAGACTTCAGTGGGTAGACTGCTCTATCCACTACGTTATCCATCGCCCTCACAACATGGGGTATGTCACGCTCCAATGCTCCGTAGTCAAAAGTCCTTATCTTCCCACCAGCGTAGACGCCTGTCTGACTGACATACTTGACTAGGTTGAAGCTCCCAAGCAAACACGCACCGTTAGGTGGTAGGGGCTGCTCACCACAAGGGTTCGTTGCTGCAATCTTCTCAATATACCAGAGATTGTTCTTCTTGTTGATCCTATCGATGAACAAGATTCCTGGTTCTGCCCAGTCCCAAGTAGACCTCATGATTTGATCCCATAGCGCACGGGCGTCTACGGTCTTGTAGACAGTGTTCTCAAATACTAGGTCGAAGTCCCATCCGTTCTTCACCGCAAGCATAAACTGATCAGTAACCCCGACACTGATGTTAAAACCAGTCAATGCAGTACTGTTGTTCTTTGCGGTGATGAACTCTTCGATGTCTGGGTGATCCACCCGTAGTACACCCATTTGAGCGCCCCTACGGTGTCCTGCTGAGGCTATAGTTTTACAAATGGCATCAAAGATACCCATAAACTCAATAGGCCCACTGGACTTGCTGTCTAGGCTCTTGATCAGAGCACCACGGGGGCGCAGGGTGCTAAAGTCGTAACCGATGCCACCGCCTAGCTGCATCGTCCGTGCAGCCTCTTTAGCTGCGTCCATGATGCCATCCATACTGTCTTCGATAGTACTACTGACAAAGCAGTTGTAAGGGGTAACCTCACGGGGCGATCCCATTGCTGACTGTACCCGTCCAGCTGGTAGAAAACGCTGGTGATAGAGGACGTCACGGAACTGGTCAAAGTGATCAGCATCATCAGACAGGCTGTTGGCTACTCTTGTCATAGCTTCTTTAAAGCTCTCACCTTTGCCACGATACTTCATGGCGTGGATCTCTTCACTGATGTTTAAAGACGGGCCAAAGTGTTTCTGGGAGTTACTTAGATATACATTCATTTGGTTCTTTTCCTTCAAGGACATTAATTCGCATCTCGCAGTAACGGATGGCTTTCTTTAGATCTTCGATTTCGGATTGTGCTTTGTTCAGCTTGGGGTACTTCTTGGACCCTGCTCGACTGACATACTTAATGATGTTGCCGCGCCAGAACTCCATTGAGTTGTGCATGATGAAGATGATGGGTTCGACGGGCCACTTGGAGTAATGGCTGGGGGAGTTGACGTTGTCCTGTGTCATGCCCACGGCCTCTGATATGGCATCCGTGTACGCACAAGTCTAACCTTATGGCCTTTGCCTAATTCTGTATCCAGACTTAGTGTCCCATTGTTGAGCATACGTCGAACAAAAGTATGGAATCTTTTGGCACAGTTCTTCCTATCGTCCCAGCCAAATTTAACTACAAACCTATCTCTCAGGGTGTCTCTGTTTACCGCTTTTTGTTGACCAAATAGGTCTAGGATATCGTTTCCTGTCCCAGTGCGTGAGACAGCTTTAGGCATGAGTTTGACCATTGCCTTTCGACCACCGCAACTGTTGATAAACAATTTGTTCTCTATAGTGCAGATGCGTTTGTAATCGTCCCATTTCAATAGGACTGTTTCTTCTGTCATCATCGATTTGGCTCCCATAGTTTGATAGTTCCCTGCTCCAAATTCCAATCCTCGTATCTTAGGATCCGTGCTAAACGTGCTTGTGTCAGGGCATAGTTAGAATTGAGTTTCTGCTTGGCATATGCTGCTACAACCGTATTCCAATTTGGACCTTTACTGAGCAACTTCTCAGCTGTCTTGAGGCCCACTGTAGGACAACCCCCGTAGCCATCTGTGACATCGCCAACTAAGGCCTGAGTGAGAAACCAGAGATCAGCGTCAGCTTTGCTTATGTCGAGCAATTCGCCTGACATTGGACGGTACAGAAGGCTGGGGATCGTCCTCATGTCCTTGTCATCAGAGACAATGATCGTGTTGTGCTTGGGTGCTGATCCCATGATGCCCATGAGGTCATCAGCTTCTAGTAGAGGCTCACAGCACCACTTGTAGGTCTCTTTGATCCACTTGATGAAGGCAGGGTAGCCAACGGGCTTTCTGAGCTTCTTACGACCACCCTTGTAGCTTGGGTCTACTGTCTTTCTAAAGTTCTTTTTGTCAGACAGGCAGACAATGAAGTGTCCTGTCTCCAGATATTCACAGGCCTGATCGATAGTCGTTTGGAAGACCTCTTTTGCCTGTTTGAGATCTGAAGATAATGACCATATGTCATCACCCCAGTTGATCTCTTGTTCTACTGCAGCACATGCTCTGTAAGCATATAAGTCACCATCAATGAGTAGGACTGTATCGTCCATTGGTTGCTGCAAGTATTTCTTGAAGTACCCCATCTAGTTCTCCTTTTATTGTCATTCCGTGTTCACTGATTAGCCATCGATTCCCCCAGACGTCCTCTCCACAGTTCGTTGTGATGAACTCTTCAGAGGCGCACAGGGCGACTAGGAATGCGTTTTGACGTGCAAACTTGCTGCTGACTGTGAAGGGCTTACGCCATGCCCGATCTAAAATGATCCAAGTCATAACGAGGTGCTTGAGTTCCTCAGTGACCTCAGTGGCTGTCAGCCCAAGTTCGCGCCAAGGAATAGTCTGCATCGATGGGGATTTTAGTTTTGAAAATAGCGCCTGTTTCTTTCGCCATTCGTCTAGAGATATGACCGACATTTTCAGCGATCTCCTCTGTTCGACAGGCAACTTGGATCTCATCGTGGATCCAGCCGACAATGTAAGCATCGTCTGTACCGTGCTGCCTGTTGATTTCATGGTAGGCCAGTTCAACCCACTTCTTGCAGATGATTGCTCCACATGATTGGAGCAGCTGACTAAGTAGTTTGTGTTCTGATCTGATGAACAGTTTCCGACCATCAAGACCTTTTATGTGTCCTCGTTTATCGAAAGCACTCTTCAGTCTTACTTGTAGTTCCGCGAAAGCTGGGATGTTTTGGTTAAATGCTTTCTTCAGTTCCTTACCGCGCTTGGCCCCACCACCAGCAACTTTACCAATCAGAAGATCACCACCGCCGTACATGAGCGAGTAAATGAAAGTCTTCGCTTGGTCCCGTGTAGACAAGCCAGCGGCCTTTTGGTTTACCGTGTGGATGTCACCCTCAAGCATCTTACGTCCATACTCACCGCCATCTGGAAGATAATGAGCCAAGCATCGAAGCTCTAGTCCTGATAAATCAGACCCACATAGCCACCACCCGTCTGGTACTGTGAATAACTCACGGCACTGCTTGCCATACAAGAGCCCAGTTTTAGGTACTTGCGCTAAGTTAGGCCCCCGATGGGCTGCTCGACCACTGACAGTACCACCAGACACTATAGTGTGCCTGATCTTACCATCGTCATCGACCTTCTTGAGCCAAGCCTGTGGGCCTTCAGCCAGCTGGCCTACACGCTTCTGAATCAGGAAGAACTCAGCTAGATGTTTAGCTTCTGGATACGGGAGCTTACTGAGCACAGTCTCATCAATCTGGGCATTACCATTGTCCGTAAACTTCTTAGGTTTCCAAGCATACTTTTGACGTAAGCAGAACTCAATGTGACGCCTAGAGCTAGGGTTGAACTCTACTTGTTTACGCTTAGTAAAAGGCTCACCCTTCACGTAACCCCGTGTCTTGTTGTTGACCTTAGGTACAAACTCTTCAGTAACCTCCCACGGTGGGAACAAGGCGTCCAGACCATCCTCTAGCTCTTGGCGTTTTTGTGCCAACTCTGAGTACAAGTTGATGGCTTTGGTCATATCAAAAGTCCAACCGTTGTTACCAATCTGCAGACAAATGTTTGCTAAAGAATGCTCCAGTTCGATGCTTTGATCTGAAAAGCCACGGGACATCAGATATTCATAGAGAACCTTTGTGACCTGAGTATCTTGGACACAATAGTCCATCATCTCTTGGCTGTAGTTTTCCCAGCCTTCAGAGTAGTCATCCTTGAAGTCACCTAGTCTCAGACCCCAAGCTTTGAGACTGTGGGATCCTGTGAGGCGTCGAGGAAAGCTGTCAGGTTTCTTAATTATTCTGACTGCATCCTTGTCTGCTATGTTTGCAGCACAAAGACGCGACAGTACGAGAGTATCCGTAAGTTTGCCCAATAGCTTAAACTTTGGATACACCTTTTGAATCGCTGGTAGATCATATGCAATAAAGTTATGACCAATGACCTCTTCAGCATTCATGAGTGTAAACAATGCTGCTTTGATTTCATCTGGACCATATGTTTGGACCTCATCAGTCTCCACATGTCTAAGTACAATGCAGTGTACTTTTGTGATCTTGTCTAGAAGCCCATCGCTCTCCAAGTCAGCAACCCAACGGGTCACCTGTGGTCACCTGATCCACTAATTGTATTTCTCTTTGTACGAAGCTGCAGCTTCTCAATATTCATCTGGGCGACTTCGTTTAGGCTTACGCCAAGATCCTTGGCTAGGTTAGCTACGTTCCACATTACGTCACCAAGCTCAAAGATAATGTCAGCCCTCTGGCTATCAGTCAGACTTTCGGAACCGTCAAACTTAACGTGCTGGTCACGGATCAGCTTTGACAGTTTACCTGATACCTCCCCAGCTTCTTCGGACAACGCCAGTGCTGGGTAAATCACCTTCCATTTGTAAACAGCGAATTGCGCTGCTTCATCTTGGTAGTTGTTCATAGTCAAAGGATCTGTATGAAAGCGAACTTTATGATGTCGGACAGCATTTATGTCTGCCTTCCATTTATCAACAAGAGGTGTGGCGAGACGCTCCGCTTCTTGACGGTCAGATGTCTTTAGTGTTTTACGGAAAGCTGTCTTACCTAGTGCTGTTTGACAGTCTTTAGGTATTCTTAACTGGGCATAGAAGACGCCCTTTTGTATATCTAAGTACCCCATCATTCATTCTCCTTTTTTTTAACTGGCCTTGCTCTTGGCCTTAAAACTTCAGCTGGACGGTGCGCTAAAATCTTCACGCACTGGTCTGCTGTATGCTTTTTGTAGAGGTTGTTTTTGTGGGCATACTCAACACATGCATCCCACGTCTCAAACGTGATTAGGGCGGTAAAAACCGCAAGCGTTTCCATCATGAAACTCTTCCTATTTTTAAAAGATATCTTCATCATCAAACTGGCTAAAGTCGTTGTCTTCTTTGAGACGTCCAGTTTCTAAGTTGTACTTTAGCCGACCACATGGTCCGACCTCGCCTGTGTGACGATTCTTGAGTACTACAATGTTACGATAGCCTGACGTTGGGTCCTCAGGATCTACTTGGATACCAACACAAGTGTCAGCCAGCTGGGCTATTGCATGGGATCCACGCAGCTGGGACAGGCTGACCTGTGCGCCACCTTCGTGACCCTTGTCGCCTTGAGGCCGCCTCAGGTGAGACACCAAGATCAGACAAATGCCCAGCGCTTGTACCTCAACACGCAGCCTTGTCATGATGTCATCAACCAGACGTCTTTCATCTGACACGCCACCAGTCAATCCTGAGACTAGGATCGACACATGGTCGAGGCATATGACCTGACAGCCTAGTGCCTTATTCATGTAGCGAATCCTGTTCACAATGGTGTCCAGATCTGTGGATCCAAAGTGATCAAAGAGGTAGAACTCTCCAGCCTTACGCATGTCATCGAAGGCTTCAACTATCTCTTCTTCGTTCCCATCGTTGACCACAATGTTTTTGTCCATGTGGAGACCAACGAGGCCCTGAGCCGTGCGCTTTACACTTTCCTCAAGCATCATCATGCCGATGGGAAAACCTGACTGCTGAATGTGGTACATGATCTCACGCACAAATGTACTTTTGCCGACCCCAGAGCCAGCCGCGATAGTGACCAAGCTTCCAAGCCTGACCCCTTTCGTGACGTCATTGAGTTTCTGATAGGGAAAGCTGATGGGAGAAACAGCGTCACCCAATCCAATAACTCCCCTGAGGTCGGCTGCTGCCACGATCCCGTCAGGCCTATGTAACTTGGCTTGGAAGATCGACTGGATGATTGTCTTTGCATCCCCAGCAACTAGCGCCTCATTAGCGTCCTTGTGTTCTCCAAGGTTGGCTATCTTTACTAGTCCAATAGGCATTGCTTCCGCACAATCAACGGCGGCATTACGCCCAGCTTCATCGTTGTCAAACATTAGAATGACCGACTTAAAGCTGGTGATATAATCGTAGTTATTCAGTAGAGTTTTGCGGGCGCTGTGACAGCCAGAATTAAGGCTGACCACAGGCCACTTGTGGTTCTGGACTTGGCTGACCGACATGGCATCAATCTCACCCTCAGTGATCACTAGGTTGGCCCCATTGGACCATAAATGTGACCCAAACAGCGTCATACCTTTGGCACTACCAACGATGCTAAACTTCTTATCAGCTGTCCTTACTTTTTGGGCAATGGGCCTACCTTTGCTGTCACGGTAAGTAGCAATCTGGACTGTCTCACCATTGTGTTTCCCAACGGTGTAGCCAAACTTACGGCACGTCTCTTCAGTGATCTTACGCGCCCTCAGAGCTTGGAAAGATCCATTGATTAGTGCTGGGTTAATAGGTGCTGCTCTGGGCGCTGAGACAGGCTCTCCGTCTCCCCCAGTCCACGCTCCACAGCCAAAACAATAGACGTGACCATCACTGTACATTGCTCCATTGTCTTTGGACCCACAAGCGTCACACGGGACGTGCTGAACGAACTCACTTTCAGTGGTTTCTTTAGGCTCCATAACTATGAGCCCTTCTTCTTACCAATGAGATGCTGAACTTGGTCCATGAGTTTTTGAGCGCCCTCTCTGGATGTCTCCATCTCTTTCAGATGAGCTTTAAATTCAGAGATCTCTTTGTCAGCTTTAAGGATCCAGCTTTGGATCTCAGCAAGGGCAACAAACTCTGCCTCGTTACCATCAGGGCCAAAGAATTGCTCTCTTATGTCTTGCACCCAAGCCCAACGCTTTATGCCTAATTCGTCAGCTAGAGATCGATCTGTTTCAGCGCCTGTGTAACGTTTGTTTTTGCAATCGTAAGCAACTTTAAGCATCTCATAGATTTCATGCTTCTGTTCGACTGTTGGCTGAACCAAGTCAGTTACATTTGTTGTTTTTCTATTAACTGTTGCCATGTTCGTTCTCCCATTAAGAATCAAAAAGGGGCGACCTAAGCCGCCCCTCGCTCTCCTTCTTTGGCTTCTTCAAGCCAGTCCTCAGGTATGCGCCTATGGGCATACTTGAAGCCATGCTTCTCACAGTACATTCCGTAAGTAGTCGGGGATCCCTTGTACAAACGGGCGTTCTGATTTGAGAAGACAAACCTTAGGTCGATGTCAGGATATTGCTGCTTGATCAACAAGTGCTTTGACCTGTCTTGGACAGTCCAAATCCCCTTCGTCTCGACATAAAAGAAAAAGCCCCCCTTTTTGGGGAGCTTAAAGTCAGGCGTATATTTTGCCTCGCGTTCTGGAATGGTGTAGCGGATCTTGTCCGTTTCGTACTGAAGCTTGATCCCTGCCTTTTTTATCTGCTCACTTATTGTAACCTCAAGTCCAGATCTGAAGCCTAGTCTGTAAGCAGCCCTAGAAGTCGTGAAGCTCATCATTATTATCGAAGTCACTGTTGTTGTTGTTGCTGGCAGGGGCGACAGTTGCTGCTCCCACCTCGTAACCATCGACAGCATCGAAGTCGCCAGCGCCACCTCCATTATCACCAGCCACAGGGTTGATGACTTGGACATTACTTAGACGCAGACTAACGCCTTTCTTCGCCCCATTTGTATACGGATCGACCTGACCTGAGACCCGTAGCTCTGAGCCTGAGAACATCGGTGGGACCTTCTCGACTGGGATAGGGTTACCCTTCGCGTCGAAGTATTTAGGCTGATACTTGGATTGGATCTTAAAGACATATTCACCTGTCTCCTCATCTACAGAGTACGGCGTGTGAACCTTGTCCTTTGCGCCAAAGTTCTCAGACTTAACTTGATCAATCAGTGACGTCATAACTTTACTGTCCTCAGGTGACAGCTTCAGATTGACTTTGTATTTTCCTTCTGGATCGAAGGCTATGTCAGGCCTATTTGGCTGTAGCCAAGGATAACTGGCTATGCCTTGGGGACTGACGAACTTAACTTTACTCATAGTGCATTCTCCTAGAATGAAAGGTTTCCAACTTGTGAAACTCGCTAAGGGTTTCCTAGGTGGTCCCTAATTAACTGAAGCAGTATTCGCTCTCTAAAATAGACCTCACATCAAAGGTCCCTTTGGTTGGTACTGGCTCTAGATCCATGTCAGGATCCGCAAGCCTCTGGCGACACTCAGCCTCATAGCTTCCAAAGACGCAGTTATCGTCATACATCTCAACCATCGCATGTCGGATACAATGGTAGAACGTCCACGTTTCAGCAGCGGTTGTGCCAAAGGCATCGTGGATTAAAAAGAAGTCAGTGATACCATTATCCAAGGCTGTGACAATTGATAGATGCATGTGGCTGCTGTCCATACTGTGGATAAAGTTTGGTGCTACAGCTGCTCTGGATTTACGTGTGTCATACATGACGCCTTGGTTGCTCAGGCTCACCCTTGTCTGTTTCTTTAGCTTGGCCTCGCGGTCATACAGAAAGACTTTGACACGCTTCATGTCTACCTTCTTGTACTGCTGAACGACTGGGAAACCACTTGGTGTACGCCAGCGAACTGACTTACCTTCACGGGCGAGAGCATCAGCATATGATTGTAAGAACGTCATGCCCTGAGAGGCCCCAGAAATGACCTTTTGTACAGCAGCATAGTTGTACTTAGCTAAGTACCGTGCGTGGTCCTCTTGCTCCTTAAAGTCACCAAAAGGATGCACTGAGTATTTACCATAATGAACATCTCGCTGCAGTGGCTGCATCAGGTCTTCAATGATCTGGTCACCAAAGCCACGCTCGACTGACGAGTAACTGAAAGTCATGACGTTACGCTTACAAGTGGACCTTGTGATTCCAAAGTCCAGCCACTTAGCTGCCTCAGGATCTGGGCTTTCAGCTAGTCGTTCTTTGACTTCATCAGCAACCACTTGATAGATGTCCTGACAACTGTCCGATGGGACTAGGTTTGTCAGATAAGCGTCACCTTCTGACTTGGTACAACAAGCATAATGCTGAACCCCACTGTTGGTCCCATCCAGCGACACTGGGATATGACAGACCTCAGAGGGATCAAAGTAAGCAAAGATGGCTGCTAGGAATTGGAAGGGCTTGTCGCTCTGGACCCACTGATCGAAGGTGCCTTGTGGATCGTCATTGATTGACCTAAGCCAATCCTCGTTATCCAAGCACCACTGGATCCTATCTTCCAGACTAGCTTTAGAGATCTTATTAAAGTCACCAGTGTTAGCCAGATGAATTGCAAGCCAGCCACGGTCTTCTTCTTTGATTGGCTTACCGTTGGCTAATTCAAATAGGGCTTTGCAGTGGTCATCACGGTGATAGTTAAAGTTAGACACAGGATACATCCTAGCTCTAAAGTCTAGGCTCCAACCTATGTAAAACTTATCGTGCTCTGACATCCTCCTAGCTGTGCGTAAGTCATCAAACATGACAGCCACATTAGATATGATCTCCCGTCTCTTGGTATGCCACTGCTTCTGATCTCGACGTATCTGAGACACAGTCTCCTCAGGAAGACTTTCGTGATCCTCAGGCAGCTTTGGGAACTGGTGTGGCTCAAGGTCTGGGAACTTACCAAACCTAAGCTTCTCTTGGCTGCACCAGTCCACTACGTCCAAGACACGCTTATTGATCCGCAAAGGTGTAGCTTGGAGAGCATTAAGTGCTTTGACGTACAGAGGTATCCCAGCCTCAAAATCCTTGGCTATAGCTCTCTTTTGTTCTGCGTTACTACGGCGAACTAGGGGGACCAAAGATGCGAGCCAAGGATCATCATAGACACCAGTATCCAAAGATGTCCAAGGCTTAGGTGGGATCAGTAGTGGGCCAAACATTGGTTCAGCCCAGCTGGCGTCAAACATACGTTGACTTAGGAGGACCTCAGCATCTCTAGTCAGACCAATAGTTCTTATAGTCTTATAACTGACACGTCCCTTAGATTTGACTGAGGCTGATGTCTCTATCAACTCAAAGAGACCAGAGTGTTCTAAGATTTCACTGAGGATAGGTGAAGCAACGCTTACCTTCAATTGCCTAGACCACCGTTCAAACTTAAAGCCAGCTTTGGTTGCAATGTTCTTGGCTGCTCTCAGTCTATATCGTTCACTAGAGTGGTTCTTAGTGACCTGAGACACGAGTCTTTTGAAGAGGCTTTTGTCATAATCTTGTAGACCTAGAGCCCAGCGCTCGTTTTCAATCCTAGCTCCCACTGTTATGAGACATCCAGCTAATGACCCAGATTTTATCAGAGTTTCATAACAAGAGTTCAGGCCGATGAACGCAAGCTTATCAAAGTCGAGACCTTGAAGCTCTTCAGTGTAGGCTCTTGTGCGCCCACGTCTGCTAGTGTCCTGTTGTCTTAAAAGCTCTTCTTCAATCGCTTCTGACACTTTAGGTAGAGCTTCAGTTATAAGCTGGTGTGGTACTTCACGTTGACTTGGGGTCTGCTTCTCTTGTCTTCTTTCGTATCTTTCGTGACCTCGTTGGATCATCTCTTGTTCTAGTTCTGCATTCTGCTCAATAATAATAGTACTTAATGTCATTACCTGTGGTGCTCCCAATGTCTTCCTAGGTGGTCCCTAATTTAAGACCTTGTTATTGCTCAATAAAAACTAGGGTCCCTTAGGACCCCATGAGTGCTGCTATTCTCTCTGCCTCGTCCCTCTTAACGTGGACGTATTTGGCAGTGGTCTGGAGAGACCTGTGGCCCAAGAATTGAGCCGCGAGAACCGTAGGGACGTTGTAGTCATTGACCATACGTGTAGCTGCAGTGTGGCGCAGAATGTGAAAGACAAAGTCCTTGTCATTCTTGGCTATTCGGTAGCGAGCTTCGTCCCAAGTATTGTAGAACTTGCGGTGGCTGTAGAACTTTGATGGCTCACAGTGTAATGACTGGAGGGCAGCAAAGCCCTTGCCAGTGCATATGACATCACGATCATCACCGTTCTTAGTGTCGGTCAAGTGAATGATGCACTTCCCAGTACCATCAAGCATCTCAACCATGTCTGGTGTAATAGAGAGTATCTCACCCAAGCGCATACCAGTAGTCAAAGCTACTTGGCACATACCCCAGACCCACCAGTACTTGCCCTGTTTGTAGGTCGAACAGAAGTCTAACAACTGCTGCTCTTCCTCGTCAGACAGAAACCTTACACGCCTTGAGTTCACCTTGGCGAACTTTATTCTGGGTAGCACCTCAAGGTACTCGCGTGACTGTGCTTCCTTTAGGATTGCACTTATAGCCGCCTTGTAGTGGTTCACTGTATTATCACAGAGACCCATGTCCGAAAGTAGGTCAGAGAACTCAGTAATATCACGCGCACTAATCATAGTGATATCTTTGAAACCAACGCCGTTGAAATCGCCAAAGCGCATAATCTTGTTACGGCTTTCGACTAGGTGCTTACCTGACCAAATGCGAGGTCCATACTTGTTTACAAAATCGATGAAGTTCATGTTAATCTCTCCCAAGATAATTAGTAGCCAAAGACGTGGGCTGCACCCAGTCCGACGAAAAGGATGATGAAAAGGCTGATAGCTCCAGCCAGATCACCTAAAAGCTCAGACCAGCGCATCACAGGATTTCCCGTTGGATCCGCAACCCAGTCTTGAGCATTTCAACTGCGTCTTTCTTGTTGCCAGACTGCAGACGCTCCAGCGCCCAAGACACCCAGCTGGATGCATGGGGTGACAAGAGTTCTGGTTTTGGCTCTTGGACTACTGATTCGATTGGCTCCGAAGCCAAACCCTTGTCCTTAGCGCCCACCTCATGGATGGACAGCCAGTTGATAAGCTCTTGCTTAGAGGTTGGGACCTCGACCTCACGCCAGTCACGGGGTGCATTGCGTCGAGCGTCTGCTTGTGTGCCAAACCACTGACCCTTGCTGCTTTGATAAAGTCTCATGCTGACACCTCGCTTGGGTGCTTGCCATTAAGACGTGCAGCAGCAGCAATCAGCTGCTCATGAGAACCGTCAGTGGTGATAATCTTGGCGTCTTTATTCTGCCAGTAGCGATCAAAGACAGGGTGAGTGTAACCCCAGTACGAAAAGTCCCACTCGTCCTTGCAAGACTGTCTGGAGTAATCTCCGTGGACGTCTTCCCAGCCGTGAGCTTCACCAGAGTTGAGGAAAAGTGTGTAGTACTTGGTTGTTTTCTTCGTAGTCATCGTCAGTCTCCAACTTTAAGTTAAAGGCTGATGCGGTCCGATGATTTCTTGGTGGTAGCGGAGGAGGGACTTGAACCCCCGACACGCGGATTATGATTCCGCTGCTCTCCCAAGTTATCACGGTGCATCGCCCGTGAATCTAGTATACGTCAACGGACAATGATTCACAATACTTTTGTTTTAGGTGGCCCCTAAATAAAAAACACCGATCTGAAACCGATGTCAGACCGATGTTTTACTGTAGTTATTACGTCCGTTCTAACAGACCCTCATCGTCAATCGTAAGACCAACGCACTTTGAGAAGACTGCAGAACTAATACCCGTTGGTGCTGTATCAAGAAGCCTCTGTGTTAGTTCACGTCTACCTTCCTCACATAAGTATAGATCATTGTATAGAATCTGGTTAGAGGCTACCCTATAGTCTGGCCCCATGAACATGACGATTGCAATGACGTACATCATGAAACTGTACCAGTGATATAGTCATCAACGCTGAAGCAGGGGCAAGCCTTGTTGGCATATTCCGAATGACCTGAGACCCGACTGATGTCATAAGTGTCTTTTAAGTTTTCGACCAGCAGTTGCAGTGCATCATCCTGTTCATCCGTGTAGTGGTCTGAGAACTCATCATGTTTTTCACCACCGAATCCACCAATTAAAGTTACACCAATACTGTTTCGATTCCTTCCCCGACAATGGGCTCCGCTTTTGATGACTGGGCGACCTACAGCCACAGTCCCATCGGTGTCGATCACAAAGTGATATCCGATGTCTGACCACTTATTATCCTCGACATGCCAGCGTGTAATCTCAGATACTTTGTCGCTCGTTGAATTGGATTGCATCCAAGATTTACGGGTTGCCGTACAGTGGATTATTATCTCGTTTATGTGCCTCACTTGGTCACTCCTTTGTATTTCTCAAAGCTTCTCGCGCCAGCCAGACCAAGCATCCCCATTAGGACGGGCATCATGATACTCATGTCAGCTTGTGGGACTACGAAACCAAATGGTGCAGCTAATGGAGACACCAAGAAGTTGACGGTAAAACCTAATACGCAAACCCAAGCTGTCGCTGGTCTCCAAGAGCTTTGAAACCAATTACCTTTGGCGTCCTCTTTGTTGATCTCCAGTTGGGCCAGCATGACTTCTTGATGATGCTTGTCTGACATGACTGCAATTTCGTGGGCTAAACGTGCGGCCTCGTCTTTGTCTGGAATCACCTTATCCAGTAGACCAGCCACAGGGCTGACAAGCGAAGCTAATAAGCTCATTTCCATTCTCCTTAATGTGGGTGTTACTTCTTTGTCTCAGACCCAACCCAAGCGGCGAAAGCACCACTCATGGATCCAGACACACACGATACCAGTGCCGCCTGTTGTGTTGTCAGATCAGAGCCTTGGCTCAGGGCAAACTCAATGCACCTAATGTAGACACCAGTAAGAA